GTAAGATCGGCAACTGCTGCCATTTAAACTCCTGAAAAGGAAGATGGAGGTAACTAACCCCCGATTGTACCGGCAAAATTACCGGAATTTCCCCCGAATGAGAGCAAGACTCGTAACAAGTTCCGGGATATCCGGAAACGGGTTTCGGAGCTTGGGTAAACTCGGGGTGGTCGACAAGTTTGTGGCTCGGTTATAGGAGCGTGTGTTGGCGTAGACGTAATACTGAGAGTTAACCCACGTGGTCGACCCATTAACCACAGTAGTGGCAGGGTCTATACGTGTGTACTCGTAAGTATTGACGGCGCTGTCCATCGTTTTCTTAATCTCCAAGCCTTGTGTGGCAGTAAGTGCCTCAAGATAGCCTCCGACAGAACAAAACCAGTCGAAGACGAAGCTATAAGGCACGAGCTCCCACGCCACCGAAGCAGGGTTGGTGAGACCCGCTTGTTGGGCAGCAGTTAAGGACTGACTTGTTACAACAGTCCAAGCTGCAAGGGTGCGGCGTTGCGTCCATACAAACGCTTTCGTGTTAATGTATGTGTCGTTAACCGCCCCTCCCCACTTCTGAACCGGCGTTTCGTCAAGATACGTTTTACCGATATCGTGACTGACGCTGATTTTCTGAACTGGGGGCCTGCCACCGAATTCAATTTGCTGAGCAAAGAATTCGGCTGTACCTTTCACATCCATAAGTATGGGCATCCACCCGTACTTATACTCGAGCCAGTTCTTATGAGCTGTCCCGCGTTTCAATGAAAGGATTTCCGCGACCGCCCCGAAGCGGCCACGTTTGAAGGCTGTAAGGGCCGAGTACAGGCGTTCACACGCACTGTTCACAGTTCCAGCAGTCTTCTTGGCTTCCGCTGCCAAAAGCCCGGTACTAAGTTTAGTATCGGCAAGTCGCTTGAGCAACTTCTCATGGAGCAGGGCACCGGCATCCGCACTTATGCTGTTCACATCACTCGCGTTGAGATAGGCAAGCCACTCAGCGTTAATGTTGTGTCCAGTATATAGCGGGCCAGGCCCGTAACCAGATAGGTAGCTCTTAACCCCGCTGGAGTTAACCGTATACGCACCTTCGAAGCTCACTTGCGCGAGCTTACTTTGGTAATGCGCGTACGGGTTAACTGGCAGGTCGCGACGAGGGACATCGTAAAAGTTCCCAGTCCGAACCCAATTCTTTGTCACGAGCTCATAGTCGGTAGTCTTAGACTCCCAACTTAATGGGACTCGTGATTCAGTAGCGGGCAAGGTAGGTACTCCTTTACGGTCGTCACCAAAGGGTCCAAGACCCTTTAGAAGATCGG